CAGGAGGGGGCTATCACGGGAAGAAGACCAGCTTCACGAGGATGGCGGCCATGCCGGCCATCAAGCCATAGCCGACCTTTGCGATGATCTTCTGGAAGCTCGTCAGATCCTCGCGGATGCCCTTGTAGCGCTCGGCGCAGACGGCCTCATGCGTGGCGAACTTGAGCTCAAGCTCGCGGATGCGGCGGTCTTGGGTCGTTTCGGACGGTGCGCGGCGTTCCTCGATCATGGCGGCGGGCCCTCGGCTGGATTTTCGAGCGTGATGGAGACATCCGCGGTCGCGGTCAGCGCCGTCGGCGTCGTGGAATCGGTGACGGTGCAGCGGTAGGTGGCGGCCACGAAGTTGCCTTCGCCCAAGCCGCTCGTCGAGAACGTAGTCGTCGCCGCGGTCGGGCTCGTCACGGTGAGCGTGTCGCCGCTGACCTTGGACCAGCTGTACGTGTACGGCGAAGTGCCGCCGTTCGGTGTCACCGTCGTCGAGTTGCTGGTGATGGCGCCGGTGTCGCCCGCCTCGTAGAGCGAGGTCGGCGAGGCGGTGGCGAGCATCGCCTGACGCGTGATGCTGACCACCACGTCGACCGTCTTGGTGGCGGCGGCGGAGTCGGTCACGGTGCAGCGGAAGGTGGCGTCGTAGGTCGTGCCCGAGGCGAGGCTTGTGCCCGTGAAGGTGGTGGTCGCCGCCGTCGATGACGTGGCCGAGATTGACGTCGAGCCAGCGATGCGCGTCCAGGCGTAGGTGTAGGGCGCGGTGCCGCCCGTCGCGGTGACGGTCGCGGAGCCGGTGACGATGGTCGCCGTGGTGTCGGTCTTGGTGAGCGAGGACGGTGACACCGAGGCGGCGAGGGTGCCGAAGAGGTTACGGGCAGCGCCAGCCGCGCCGACGGTGGGCGGCTCAGTCGGCGACGGGATGCCCGCCGGCGAGCGTAGCAGCACCCAGTAGTAGCGGGTCGTTGTGTCGGTTTTCGGAATGAAGACCGAGGTGCTGAGGCCTTCCCAGATCTTCACCGCGCTCGAGAACGGCGTGGACGCCGTGTGCTCATACAGCTGGTACTTCACGTCAGGCGGCACCACCGCCGGCGCCGCCCACGAGAAGGCGATAGCCCCCTCATAGCCCAGCGTGGTCAGTGCCGACGGCGCGAGCGGCGTGTAATCGCCGGCGGACGGGTTGGTGATGGAGCCGGGGCTGAGGTAGTCGGCGACGATGGGGTCGTTCCAGTCGTTGGACGCCTCCTCGCGCACGGTGATCTCGACGGCGCCGCTCGGGTCGAAGTTCCAGCCCTCGCAGCGGACGGTTTTGGCCGACCAGCCGAGCTCGGGGATGGTGACGGTGCCGGTCTCAAAGGGGCGGATGCCGTAGGCGGCCATGTTGCAGCGCAGGGTGGCCGACTGGCGCAGACGGCTGCGGCGGCTGAGGAGGGTGGCGTGGCGCTGGGCCTCGAATTCGTTGGTCGTCGCGGCAAACTTGGTGTCGAGCCATGTCTGCTCGCCGTCGTCGGTGATGTAGGTCTGGTTCACCGTCGGCTGGAACTCGACCTCTTGCCAATTGCGCGCCGGGTTCACGAAGGTGCCGCGGACGCTGTTGTAGCGGCTGTTATAGGGTAGCGCCGTGACGAGCCGCACGCCGCCGTCGATGAGGTCATCCACTCCGATGGTGAAGGACGGCGTTTGCCACGCGCCGGCGAACATCCGCCAACGGCCGCCGCTGTAATAGCAGACGCCGGCCATCGCCTGCGCCAGCGCCTCGATGTTGTCCTCGTAGCGATCGGTGGCGGTCAGCACGACATTGCATGTGTACCGCTTCTGCGAACTCGTCGGCGAGGGCACCGTCACGGTCTCGTCGCAGATGTCGGCGGCATCGGCGACCATCTGCCAGTCGATGCGCGAGGCATCCTCGCCCATGCCGAGGCGGGTGCTGATGAGGTAGTCGGCGAGGCAGAGCGCCGGGTTGGTGCTGTAGGCGTAGGTGGCGGGATCGGCGACGCGATGCGAGCCGGAGCCGCCGGGCTGCGTCGAGTCGAGGCGCGGGTCATAGACGCGCTTGCCTTGCACCAGGATGGTCGTCTCGGGCCGCCCGGTGCGGAAGGTCTCCTCGTCGTACTTGAAGGTCATCGCCACGTAGGCGACGCCCTGCCCGCGATGGTTGGCCGTCCACTGCGCCGGGAAGGCCGTGGTGAGCTTGAAGTCGACGGTCTGCGCGTCGGTGCCGGCATAGCGGCGCACCCATGCCTTGTCGGCGTAGCGCCCCGAGGTCACCTTGCCGTCGGAGTCAGCGCCAGTGATGGCGGTGACGGTGCCGATGGCCTCGCGGTTGAAATAGACCTGCCCGAGCGAGTGGCACTCATGGCCGGCGACGGCGATGACCTGATGCAGGAAGTCGTTGCTGCTGCCCGACGTCAGCGGCGGAATGACGTTCATGCCACTTACCAGCATCTCGCCGTAGATGATGCGCCGCGCCTCGGTGGTGCCGCTGTATTCGACGTCCTGCGGCTGACGGGAGATTTTCGGCTTCCCGGCCAGCATCTGCGCCGCCTTGGAGAGCGCGAGATTGACGAGCGCGCTGAAGGCGACCTTCTTGACGGCAGCCCAGAATGCGGCCTTGGCGGCGGCAGCAGCAGCGGCCTTGGCGGCGGCAGCGACGACGAGCGGGGCGGCGGCGGGCATAGTTCAGACCTCCCAGCGGCAGAGGACTGCGCTGCGCGGGTATTGGACAAGACCAGCCTCGCCGGTCGCAAGCGCGCCGGTTCCGACCCAGACGCCCGCCACAGGCCCCGTCGGCGTCTCGAGGAGGACGATGTCGCCGCGCTGGGCGCGACCGGAAGCGGGGTCGCCGAAATGCTCGCTGATGGCCTCGCAGAGGCCGCCCGCGCTGATGACGTGGCGCATGGCCGAGACGTCCGTGGCGCTGACGGCCTCAACGGCGTAGGTGCGGTCGATGCCCGTCATGGCCCTTGCGGCGCGGAAGGCAAAATGGCAGCAGTTGTTCTCGGTCCACGAGAACGGCCGCGCCTCATGCTCGCGCACGACCTCCCACAGCTTCTCATGCCAGTCCGACTGCTTCATACGTCGGAGAAGATGCCGCCGCCAGAGCCGGGGCCGCGCGGGTTGAATCCCGGCCCGCCATAGCCGACATCGCGCGCGCCCCACTTGGAGACGAAGCCCTCGATGTTCGGGGTGAGGTCGAAGAAGCGGTCGCCGGGGAATACCTGCTTCTGGTCGGCGTCGGTGTATCGGGCGATGCGCGGCTCGCGGCGCAGACGATGCTCGCAGCTGATCTGGATGCTGGCCTCGCCGCGGCTGAGGTTGACCGTCTGCTGGTTCATCCGCCCCTCCCAGATGACCTCCGGCGATGCCAAAAAGGTGCCGGTGTCGGGGCTGACCATGCCGAGGTAGATGGTGACGGTGCGGTTCTGGTAGTCCTCGCTCAATGCCTCGGTGAGCAGCGAGGCGTCGAGGCCGGAGACGGTCAGATTCACCGAGCGGGCGATGACCTCGATATTCTCCTCGACGGCTTCGATGCTGCCGAGCTCGCCCAGGCCGTAGAAGAGCGCGGCGGCCTCCTCGGTGGCGAGGTCGTCGCCGGCTTCGGTGAGCAGCCCGTCGCCGTCCTCCTGGAGCAGCAGCGAGGCAAAGGTTAGCGTGCCGACGCCGTCGTGCACGCGGATGGTGCCCGAGTCGTAGGCGAGTTCGACCAGTACGACCATCGTGATGGACGGCTTGTCGGCCTCCAGCGCGTAGTCGGGCGAGACGATTCGCGTCACGCGATGTCCTCGACCAAGTTGAGCTCGATGTCACCGATCAGGCCGGGGCGCACATTCCAGGACACCGACTCGTCGGACAGCAGGAAGCGGCCCATCGGCGAGCGGAAGATAACGGGCGAGTTGTCGGCGGGACTGGCGCGCAGCTGCGGCTCGAAGATGAGGTAGCCCTGCCCCGATGCGTTGCTGTCGAGGTCGGCGACCAGGCGCTTGAGCTCGCCGCCGATCTCGACCCAGTCGCCCGCCTTTGCGAGCGCGTTGGTGGACACCGGCAGGCCGTCGATGTTGAGCGCGGCCCCGGTCTGCGAGGCGCCGTTGACGAGCGCGCAGCGGGCGACGGAGGCCCAGTTGACGAATTGGAAGTCGCCGGCAACGCGCCCGGCCACGAGGTCGTAGAACGAGACGTGGGAGGTAGTGCCAGAGGCCGTGAAAGTCTCGGAGAGGCGGCCGGCGGCCGTGAGGGCGGTGCCGTTGCGCAGCGAGGTGTCGCCCTGCGTCGTGCCGGCGGTGGCCTTGAGGTTCACCGCGCCCTTCCCGGCTGCCACGATGGCGCGGATGGCGTAGGGGGCGCTCGTGACGGTTGTTACGCCCGCCTGGTAAGCGTAGCGGTCGGCGGTCACGCCGGTGCGGGTCAGTCGCAGGCCGCGGCTGGAGTCGGCCGACAGCACCATCTCGGCGTTGCTCGAGGTCCAACCCGTCGTGGCCGCGGTCGCCGCCTGATTGGTCAGCAGCTCGGGCGCAGAGAATGAGCCGCCCGCGGTGTAGGAGGGGTCGACGAGGTAAAGGCGGTTCGACCGTCCGCGGAGCTGCGCGATGAGGCTCAGGAGCCGCGCGCGCCGGGTCGGCATCGGGGCGCGGAAGATGAGCCGACAGGTCCAGCGGTTGCCCGGGCGGGAGTAGGTGCGCACGGCGCCGGACAGGGCCGACGAGAAGACGGCCGTGTTGTCGAGCGTGCCCCAGGTCACCTCGGAGGCGATGAGATCCGGCGGCAGGACGAAGTCGGTCATCGGCGTATCCCGTAGCGGCGGTCGAGCTCGTCGAAGATCCGGCGGTTGTTGTCCGCGAGGATGGTCGGCAAGGCCTGAGTGAGCTCCATTGTCGCACCACGCGCGTCGATGTTGTAGGACACGGCGACGCCGCCGCCCATGCCGCCGCCGTTGGGGATGATGGAGCCGCCAGTGGACGGCACGAAGAGCTCGGGGCCGCGCTCGCCGACGAGGTAGGGCGAGCTGCCCGTCACCGGGCCGCCCTTGGCGCGCGGTTTGATTCCCGCCAGCGCTGCCGAGGCGAACTGCCCGACGATGCCGGAGCCGCCGGCGAAAGCGCCGAAGAAGGCGGTAAGCAGCTGCTGGGCGAGGAGATCGGCCAGCATCCGGCGGATGACATTGAGGAAGCCGGCGAGCATTCCCTTCAGCCCGTTCTCGAAGGGGTCGAAGAGGAAGTCGGCGAAGGCCGTTTGCATGGACTTGGCGGCCTCCTGCGCGAAGACCGTCATCGCCGTTACGCGCTCGCCGAAGCGCTCTTCGTAGGACTTGGTGATCGACTCGACCACGCCCTCGCCGGCCTTGTCGGCGGAGTCCTTGAGGATGGCGTCCGTCTCGCGGACGAGGTCGGCCTGCCAGTCGGCCAGCGCCTTGGCGCGCTCGGCGTTCTGGGTGCGGCGCAGCTCGGCGATGTATTCGGCTACGGACTGGCCGCGCGTGCCGCTGCTTCGACCTTTTCCGGTAGAGCCGCCAGCCTTCTGCTCTGCCCTGACTTGCGCATCAATGCGCGCCGCCTCGGCCTTGGACTCTTCATCGGCGAGGCGCTGAACGAGCACCAGCTTCTCCCGCAGGATTTGCAGGTCAGCATTAATTTCTTGCTGCATCTTCAAGGCCATATCACCGCCAGCGCCACGGGTCGACATGGTGATGCCGCCGCGGGCTCGCTCGAGGCGCGAGATTTCTCGCTGCAGCAGCGTGACCGCATCCTTCTGGGTCCGCGCTTCGATGATGCCAAGGCTGACCAGTTCGCTGCGGATCAGCTTGATGAATGCGGCAGCGCCCTGCAGGGCGAAGTTGAAGCCCTTGATGAGCGCCCCGGTGAGCGCATTGGCCGCCGACACGAGCGCCGGGTCTTTCAGCGTGCGAGCGAGATCGTCGAGAGCCTTGCGGCCCTCGTCGGTCTTCTTCGCGGCCTCGGTCATCTTGCCGAATGCCGCGACCAGCGCGCCGCCGGTCAGCAGCCCGAAGGCGAAGTTGATCGCCTTGCCGGTGACCTTGGCCGTCTTCTCGACGGTCTTGAGCCCGTTGGTGGCGGCGCGGATGGCGTTGCCAGTCTTGTCTACCGCAGTGATCTGGACTTCTGCGCGCGCCATGAGTTCTCCTGGGCTTCCTGCTCAAGCTTCGCAGCCGCGAGCAGGTGGTAATAGTCACGCTCTGTCATCTCGAAGATGTCGGCGGGTAGGACGCCGAGCCGCAGCGCGAGAGCGTAGATCGCGTGGAGCCCGGCGTCCTTTCTCAGTTTCCCTCGGCGACCTCGACCGACTGGATGGTCCCGCCATTCATCGCGGAGACGATGCGCGCGATGATGTCGGGGTCGTAGTCGTTCATCAGGTCGCGCCGCTCGGCCTTGCCGAATAGGCGTGCGCCGCTCTTGTCCCGCGCGCGCACCTGGATGGTGACAGCCATCGCCTCGAGGTCGAGGATGGTGTTGTCGCCGTCCTGCTTGGCGAGCAGGAAGATTTCCCGGCGCTCGGCGAGGGTCATGTCCGGCCAGTAGTAGACCGAGATGCCCCACTCCGGCACCGGGACCTCGAGCAGCGCGTCAGGCGAGCGGCGCTCCTTGAACTGCGCCTGAGCCTTGGCCTTCCAGTCCATCAGCTCGTCGCCACCGTCAGCGCGCCGTTGCCGACGAAGTTGAAGGTGATTTCGGTGATGGCGCCGCGCTGCACGTTGCGGGTGATTTCGGTGATGAGCGCGTTGCCGCTGTAACGGGTCGCGCCGGCACCGACGCCCTCCGGGGCAAGCACGAGCGACACGTTCGCGCCGGGGGCGAGGGCCACCTGGCCGCTCGTGTCCGTCTCGTCCCAGAAGGCCGTGACGTTGCCGGACCAGCTCTTGATGGCCGTCACGTTGTAGGTCTTGTCGAGGTCGGCGAGGTTGGTGTCCTCGGCGTACTCGGCGGAGGCGGTGAACGAGAAGCCCGTCACCTCCGCAACGGTGGCGGAGGCCACGCGCACGAGGCCCTCCGAGCCATGATGGTTAGCCATTGTCGTCTCCTAGGGTCAAGAAATGACCGAACCTGCGTCGGTCTCGCTGGTGCGGTACTGCACCCGGAACTGCATCCGCGCCGACCCGATGGGGGCGTCGCCGTCGAATGAATGCGTGATGACGGTATCGGTGAGGACGCAGTCCTTCACCATGCCGCCGAGCGTGTTGTCCGCGCCGATGGCGTTCTCGACGCCGGCGCAGAGGACATCGAGGCGATCGTCCAGCCGCGACGAATCGCGCGCGACCACCTCGATGACGAGAAGCAGATCCCGGCCAAGCCGCCGGGGGTAGTTGAGCGTCGTCTGGTCCTGGTTGACGACCTCGTTGTTGGTGTAGACGAGCGCCGCCGAGACCGTGTCGGCCGGCAGCGGGTACACCCGCGACTTGGTCACGGTGTCGGCGACCTGAGCAGCCTCGAGGATGCTCACCACGCGGTCGCGGATCTTGAGACGCGCGTGCGACATCAGGCCTCCTGCAGGATGAAGAAGCCGGCCTCGGTGACGAG